GCCGCGCAAATCTCAGATGGTGCAGCCACAGGCAAAACTGCCGAAACCAGCCCAAGCGTCAATCTGGCGCCAATACTTATAAAGGCGTGTCGCGTGATCGTTGGGGTAAAGCCTGGCGCGCCTACATTCGGCACCCGGAAACGCAAAAGCAAACGTCCCTTGGCGTGTGGCCAACTGAGCGCGAGGCGGCCGAGGCGTACAACCGCGCGGCCAAAGAGTTTCACGGTGAGTTTGCGAGCCTGAATGTATTTTGAGAGAGAAGTAGACGGCGAACACTGGAGCGTTGTGTATGACGCTGCAATTAGGGAAGACGGCTCGTTACTATTCCCACAAAAACTGAGCCGCGAGTTCTTAGAGCGCCAGCGTAGAATTCAGGGCTCATATATCTACGCGCATCAGTATATGAATCAGATTATCCCATCTGAGGACCAGGACTTTAAGCGCGAGTGGCTAAAATATTATAGCGAGCTGCCCGTCCGTAAAAATACGTTCGCCTTTATCGATCCGGCTATCTCGCTCGAAAATAACGCCTGCTACACGGCTTTTACGGTCGTGGACGTGGACGTTAACGGCATGTGGTATTTAAAAGTCGCTCGGCGCGTGCGGATAACGGCCACGCAAACGATAAAACTAATGTTCGACCTGCACGAGATTTATAAATGCAACGTCATTGGCGTTGAGATTGTCGCTTATCAAGAGGCGCTCGAGCATTTTCTAGCTTCAGAGATGCGCCACCGTCGTAAAATCTTGCCAGTGCACGGCATTCGGCGCGGTCCCGACCAGTCAAAGCTAAACAGAATACGCTCTTTAGTGCCAAGGTTTGAGTGGCAAAGGATTTTAATTAAACCAGGACTTGCAGAGTTCGAGGAGGAATACTTAAAATTCCCTCGTGGTGCATACGTAGATATTCTAGACGCGCTGTCGTCGATCGAAGAGATCGCGTATCAGCCCGACGTTGAGAGGAAAACCGACATTGAGCCAAGCCCTAACAGCGCAGCATATGAAAACTGGTTTATCCGCCAGCAGCACAAAAAAGCGTCATCGCCGGACTAATGCTGAGATTGAAGCGGCTCGCTTAACGGCCGACGCGGTTAACGGCGATCCGCGCGCGGCCCACGCCCTCTCCGCGATGTCGATCGTAACAGACGAGGACTTAGCCTTTGAGCGCGAGCTTCAGCGCATGGAAAGCGCACTCCCGCCCGTAATGTCTGAGGGCGTGAGTGAAAATAAGCTCACCAAAGAGCAACTAGATAGCGACATGCTGGCCGACGCGGTTGAGAACTATCAACCCGCCCGCACGATCAACGAGCTTCGCGATCAAGCATTTCACGCCAAGCAATTGGGTTATGACTCGGTTGAGGCGTCACCAGAGCTGATTAAATACTTCACGCGCGGCGAGGCTTATCCGCCCGCGGCCGGTTATTTTATGTTTGACGGCATTAGAGCGTGGGCGCCCGGCATGTATGAGCAAATGAGAATGCGCGACGGCATGAGCGTTGAGGCGCTGGCCAGTTTGCGCCGGTCTGAGGCTAAGGCTTGAGTGCTGAGTTTTTCACGCTAGGGCTTTTGTCGGTGATCGTTTTGGCGTCCAATATTTATTGGGCGAGGATTTGCCTGCAACTGACGAACCGCTTGATGAGCCGCAACTATTTCGATGTTGCTCAAGGCGACCGCGTGGGCCGAGAGAAAAAGCCCAAGATTATGGATGAGCCTGAGTCGATTTATGATCCTGAGGACATGCGCCAGGCTGAGCAATTAAATAGCGTTTTTGGTAATCTTTAAAAGTTCTCATTTTCTCGGATAACAACCGGGCATGAGAGGGATATTTTGAGTTTTATCGGTAAAGCCATAGAGCGCGTCGGCGCCTCTATGCGTGGCGAAAAAGTAGAGCTCCGCGATGCAATGGACCAGACTGAGCAAGAAAAGGCTCTCGTCGGGTTTGTGCGCTCGCGCCTTGAGGACGCCCGCACGTCAAGTGCCAGGCTTGCTCAAGAGGGCATTAATCTCACCAACACTGCATATCTTTGCGGCTTTGATAGCGTTTACTACGACGGCAACTCTCGCTCTTTTAAGCCCATCCCAAGTCCTAGCCGCTTCGTCCAACGTAACCGCGTTCACGTTAACCGCATCTTGCCAACGGCGCAAAACCGACTTGCCAGGCTTTGTAAGAATCCTCCACGATACGATGTCAGACCCAAAAGCTCCGATGAAGAAGACAAGGACGCAGCCCGCCTCGGCGAGCAAGTTTTAGAGCAGCTCTGGGATACGCTCGCGATCAATCGCAAGCGCATTCCGCTCACGATGTGGGTGCAGCAGTGCGGGATTGCGTATTTTAAAATCAGCTGGGACCCGACCTTAGGCACTAAGCGCGTGATGCGCAAAGAGGCGCCCGAGGGTGAGGCGGCCTCGCAAGAGCAAGCGGCGCCCGAGTATGACGTCGTGGCCGAGGGCGATTTGCGCGCCGACGTGTGCTCGTTCTTTGAGATTTTTCCCGATCCGCTCGCTAAATCGTGGGACGAACTGAGATACCTGACACAAGCCAAAATCCGACCGATTGATTATTTCCGCAATCAATATGAGCGGGGCGAGCTCGTGAAGTCTGAGGATTGCTGGCTCAACTCGCTCTCATATGAAATGCGCATTAACTCACTCACTAGCTCAGCCGGTGCGATGAGCGCGCCGCAATCGCAAATGAAAGACTCGGCCATTGAGTGCTCGTACTATGAGCGTTCAAGTAAGTCCCACCCGTACGGCCGCCACATTATTACGGCTAACGGTGTCCTTTTAAAAGACGACGTGCTGCCGATCGACGAGATTCCCTTCGTTAAGTTTGACGACATCGTAGTGGGCGGCAAGTTTAACGCCGAGGCGATTATCACACACCTCCGCCCGCTACAAGACCAGCTCAACAAGGGCAAAACCATGCGTGCGGCATTTCTCAACCGCATGCTCACTGGCAAAATGCTCTACGCCCGCGGCCATAACCTTGCTGAAGAGGCCGGCAACGATCAGTCGGGCGAGTGGCTGGCTTACGACTCGGTTCCGAACACGCCCGAGCCGCACGCGCTGCAAATGCCGACCATTCCTCAGTATGCCTATCAAGAAGAGGACACGCTCAAGCTCGACATGGACGACACGGCGGGCATCAACCAAGCGTCGCGCGGTCAAATGCCATCGGCGCAAATCCCAGCCATCGGAATGCAGCTACTCGTTGAGCAAGATGACACGCGCATTGGCATTGAGACCGAGGCGCATGAGCATAGTTATGCAGACTTAGGCCGCATCCAGCTAAAATTTGTCGGCGAGTATTATAAAACCGACCGCTTGCTTAAAATTGCAGGCGAGAACCAAGAATACTTAGTCAAAAACTTTAAGGGCGAGGACATCCGCGAGAACTTTCACGTTAAAGTCGCGCGCGGCTCAACTTTGCCTGGCTCTAAGGTGCTTAAGCGCCAAGAGATTATGAACTTGCGCGACAATGGCTATTTCGGCAACCCGCAAGACCCAAGGGTTAGCGCAAACGTGCTCCGGATGCTCGAATATGGCGACGAAAAGCAGGCTTGGAAAACGCAAAGCCTGAGATTGGCGCAAATCCAGCGCGGAATTAAGCTCATCGAAGAGCGCGGCGAAAAGCCCGCTGTAAGTGAGTTTGACGATCACCCGCTCTGGCTTCAGGAGTTTGATAATTACCGCATTTCCGAAAAGTTCATAAACTTAGACGATCAAAAGAAGTCGCTCGTGCTCGACGTTATGAATGAGCACACCGAGTGGCTCAAAGAATTGACCATGCCGCAATCCGACCCGATGCAAGACCCGGAATTGCAAACGACGACGGCAGCGCAAGACCACGAGCAAGAGCTTTCGCAAGATATTCCGCCCGGCGCACCTCCAGCGCCTGGCATGCCCGAGCCAGCCATCGAAGGCGGCGGCCAACCATTACCCCAAGGAGAGCCCGTTTAAATGAGCGCAATGATGGCAGCACTAAAGAACAAGCGCATGGGAAGTGAGCCTACGCCTAAGGGCCAAGGGATGTTAGCCGCTGAGAGCGAGCCGCAGGAGCAAGGCACGGACCTTA